CTAGTGGAACAGTAGGGCTAGCTTGGAGTATCCCGACACGATTATTGGAAGTATCAACTTTAAGTGTATTAGTATCAATAGTAACATCACCAGACCCAGTGATAGTACTAAACGCTCCTGTTTCAGCACTATTCGCTCCGATAGGGGTACCATCAATAGCACCGCCATCAATGTTGACGCTGCTAGCACTGAGGCTATCAGTAAAATCTGTAACGGCTGCTCCAGAACCTGCTCCATCAGCATACACGATTTTTGTGGCACCAGGAGGCACCGTCACACTTGCGCCAGAACCTTGTGACAGAATAATATTCTGGCTTCCACTTGTGTTATTATAAACGAAATATAATTTTTCGGCAGTGTTTGGGCTGATTGTAATCGTATTTGCACTTGACAATGAACCACTAAATACAAGAACTTTAAACTGCCCATCTGACAACGAACCAGAGCTAGTTGTCAAAGTATGCGTTGTGCCTGTCAGTGAAATAGCACCAACGCCATTCAGAGCGCGGTCTACAATATCAAAATTAGTATTGGTAGTTGTTCCCCAGGTGCCAGCCTGCGCACCCGTAACAATTTTTTCAATACCAGTATTATCTGTATATGTGCTCATCAGGTGCCTCTATGCAGCGATTTCGTTCCAGGTAGTTGATGTACTTGGTGCAATTTCGCCCCAGGTAGTTGATGTAAGTGGTAAAATTTCGCCCCATACTTTGTCCGTAGCAATCAAGGATACAGTAACTGTTCCTAATGATGTTGTTAGCCCAAAACCTGTTTCGGTGACAAGCGCATTTGGATCAATAAGCGCGGCAGTACCAACAGAAGCTGTTGCAACAATCCCCGAAACTGTTACAGAAACAGGCTGTGATACAACTACACTGCCAAGGCCCGTTGTTCCAGCAACACCCGTTGGAGTTGCGCTCAACGTCAAATCAATAGTTCCGTTCCCAAGTCCAGTCGTACCCGCAACACCCGTTACTGTGACTGCTTCGTTGAGAATTATAGTTCCGTTCCCAAGTCCAGTCGTACCCGCAACACCCGTTACGGCGACTGTTTCGGGGAGAGCTATAGTTCCAAGTCCAGTCGTTCCAGCAACACCTGTAACGGCGACTGTTTCGGGGAGAATTATAGTTCCAAGTCCAGTCGTTCCAGCAACACCCGTTACTGTGACTGCTTCGTTGAGAATTATAGTTCCGTTCCCAAGTCCAGTCGTTCCAGCAACACCCGTTACTGTGACTGTTTCGGGGAGAGCTATAGTTCCAAGTCCAGTCGTTCCAGCAGCACCTGTAACGGAGACTGTTTCGTTGAGAACGATAGTTCCGTTCCCAAGTCCAGTCGTACCCGTAACACCTGTTACTGTGACTGTTGCGTTGACAATTATAGATCCGTTCCCAAGTCCAGTCGTACCCGTAACACCTGTAACGGCGACTGTTTCGGGGAGAGCTATAGTTCCAAGTCCAGTCGTTCCAGCAGCACCTGTTACTGTGACTGTTGCGTTGAGAATTATAGATCCGTTCCCAAGTCCAGTCGTTCCAGCAACACCCGTTACGGCGACTGTTTCGGGGAGAGCTATAGATCCGTTCCCAAGCCCAGTCGTTCCAGCAACACCTGTTACTGCGACTGTTTCGTTGAGAGCTATAGTTCCAAGTCCAGTCGTACCCGTAACACCCGTTACGGCGACTGTTTTAGGGAGAGCTATAGATCCGTTCCCAAGTCCAGTCGTACCCGCAACACCCGTTACAGCGACTGTTTCGGGGAGAGCTATAGTTCCAAGTCCAGTCGTACCCGCAACACCCGTTACGGCGACTGTTGCGTTGAGAATTATAGATCCGTTCCCAAGTCCAGTCGTACCCGCAACACCCGTTACGGCGACTGTTTCGGGGAGAGCTATAGTTCCAAGGCCGGTTGTTCCAGCAACACCCGTTACGGCGACTGTTTCGTTGAGAACTATAGTTCCAAGGCCGGTCGTTCCAGCAACACCCGTTACTGTGATGAACTCGTTTTCACCAAGAGAACTAAATCCAGAGTTTGAAAACGGGTGAAAACTGAACATTATTAGCTACCGTTACTGACAAGCTGCCAGCCAGTTCCTGTCCAAGTTAAATCAAAACCGCCGTTGGCTTGAAGCTCAAGCTGGAGAATAGCGCTCTCCGAACTAGCCATATTATCCTCCGCTCACTTCGTCAGCGCCATCAGAGCCGTCAATAGAGCTTGGCGCTGAAGATGGCTCCGCGGAAGCTGGCAAATCGCTCACAATCCAATCCGTACCATTCCAATCAACGGTTTCATTTTCAGCATCGTATGAAGGGCGGTCAGCGACCTCAGTATATGGGTGAGTGGGGTCGTCGAGATTTTCTAACACCGCCTCCGCAGTGTAAGTTAAACCATTTGTCCTGCGGACTCGTTGCGGCATCGCTGTAACTGGATAACCTCCGTTTAAGCTATACATAACCATTTAGTAACTCTTTTCTATCTAGCTGACCGTGTGATCAAATGTTCCGGGTGTGCTGTAAGTGGTCGTTCCAGCGCCATCCGTGATTTTGACCTCGCCGTTCGCGCCATTGGGGTAAGTGCTGTTTGTGTTTGCTGAATTACCGCCTGCTTTTACGGTCATGCCGGTCGCCGCAAGCCGAGTCCAGGAGCTATTCACATGGCCTGAACCAGCGCCGCCACCGGCTTGACTGCTTGAGTCCCCGCCGTGGTTTGCTCCGCCGCCGCCGTAATAGCCGCCCCCTCCTGACCCAGCTGACGAATAATCGCCGCCGTTTGTTGATTGTAAGCTACCCCCATAACCGCCGATCAGGGCCGCGCCTGCGCCGCCACCGATACCCGAATTTGTACCGCCAGCCGAAGTGGTTGCACCAATACCCTTGTAGACTACGTTTCCGCCACCATCTGAGCCGTTCAGGCTGTCTGTTGCGCCATTTCCCGTGTGTGAATCGCCTCCGTCAGCATTATTATTGCCGCATCCGCCACCGCCGCCGCCGGCGACGACTTGTGCGTTCCCATGAGTGACACTTGTAACAAATACGCCAGAGCCGGAGCCGCCCTGGCCGCCCGTTTGATTGCTTTCATCGGAGTATAAATATCCACCGCGCATGGGGTCGCTGGTGTTGCCTTCCAGTGCGCCAGTGTCACTTTTATACCAACCCCTACCGCCATTTCCGACGACGATTTTCAAAACGTCTCCAACAGTTAAACTCTTTGACGCTTTAACAATACCACCGTCACCGCCATTGCCAGAAGAACTACTGTTGCCCCCGCCGCCGCCCGCGCCAAAAACCTCTGCGGTCACAGTTACTGCATTTGGATCGCGGATTGTTACCGTTTGGCTACTATCAAAGGTACGAGTTCCGACGCCATCCGTGACGCTGACCAAGCCTTTAAAGCCAGAACTATTGTAACCACCGCCCTTGCCGGTATCGCTGGCGTTAGGAGCATCAGCACTGGAATTGATAGTTGTCTGATAACCGGTCGCGCTGCCCGCAGTGCCGTTGTTCCCAGCTAGATTGGCTGTTGAAATCATCGTACTTTTTACGAAGCCTGAGCCGCCGCCGCCGCCACCGGTTTCCTCGTCATCGCTGTCGTCGACACCGCCGCCGCCACCACCCCAGTAGCCGCCTCCTCCGCCGCCACCATACATTCCATAATTAGCTTCAGATGCCCCGCCTTGCAGCGCACTGCCTGCGGTCGCTGTGGCACCCGCCGCACCGCCTGCGCTCTGCGTGCCACCGCCACCACCGTTCGGCGAGTTTACACCAGCAGCGCCAGACGAGCCACCACCGCCGCCGCCCGATTCATCTTCGCCGGTGCGGTCATATGATCCGCCGCCACCGCCGCCGCCCGCGATTAATAAAGCGTTTGCTTGAGTAACATCACTAGCTGCACTGCCAAGGAATACGCCAGCAAAACCGCCGCCAGACCCGCCTTTATGGCCACTGGTTCCGTTCGGAACGCCACCATTACCTCCGGCTGAAAAAGTTACAGTGCTGCCATTAACAGTGCCGCCAGCACCAACCACAATGTAAATCGACGTGCCTGGCGTGAGTTCGAGCGTGCCCTTTGCAAATCCTCCGGCACCGCCGTTTCCGGCCGTGCCGCCATTCCAATACCCACCAGCGCCGCCAGCACCCCAAGCCTTTATAGTCACGTTAGGCTGAGTCAGTGTGGGCCACGTATCATCGTTGAACGATTGTGAAACAATATCGCTGTTCAAATTCCAGACAGACGAAAAACTGTGATCGCTGGCTGGATCAACGCCTCCGATGATACGCGCCATCTAGCTGATTTCCTCATAGCTGATCATGATATCGCAATCGGATGCTGCCGATGCTAACGCTGTGATGGATTTATCTTCTAGCAAATAAAACGCAGAATTTTTATCAATAATGACAAGTGAACTGTCTGCTGGAACTACTACAGTCTTGGCAAAAAATTTGTCACTTCCTGCGCCGGCAGCAGCAGAGTTAATAGCTACTGAAACATCCACTGCAGATGTGCCGTCAATATTGGAACAGAGGACTGTATTGATCTTGAAAACCTTTCCAGACGAAGCCGCATTACTTACAATGCTTGCAGCACTTGTAGTTAATGTGGCTGTCGTCGTCTGACCATTAATCGTTGCGACGTTGACGATATTTGGGTTTGCCATTTTTTGCTCCTAGCCGAAAATCATGGCCACTGCGATGGCCTTGCCTGTGGACACACCTCCACTGCCACCGCCAGATATGGTGATAGTTTTGGTTGCACCTGTGCCAGAAGCCGTGACGCCGGAACCCACAAAATTGAGGGTCTGAGCTTGGGTGGACAAAGCACTTCCCTCGTCCTGAACTGTAAGCCCGCTGCCCGAGCCAGCCGTGGTTTGTGTCGTACCATCGCTGAATTGGATGCCAGTGCTGTGTGCTACGAGTTGACCTGTGAGAGTGCCGCCAGCCAGGGCCAAATAATCACTCGTAGCCGCCGTGGCCATCGTGCCAAGACCAAGGTTTGAACGCGCTCCCGCTTGGTCAGACGCCCCCGTTCCGCCATCGGCCACTGGCAAGTCGCCAGTCGAAAGTTGACCACCGCTTGAAGTGTACAACGCACCGGCTGACAGGCTGGTTGGCAGGATCAGGTCGTATGTAGCACTGGCAGAGTGTGGTGGACTAGCAATAGAAACACCATGTGAGTTTGACTCACAGTTCAACATCACCTTACCAGCATTTGTATTTCCACGAACTTCTAAATAACCTGTACCGTTTGCCGCAACTTG